CCTCGAACTTGCCTGAATCGAAATTCGGTTCACGGCGTTTAACCTCTTCTTTCATAGTGATAATATCACTAAGAGTTAGAGGGGTTCCGATTCGCTCTTTGAAATGATTAAAGAGCACGATCGCGTAGTGGTCGTTTCGAAGAAATTTCGAAACCAACCCAGGAGAAATAATGGAATAGTCAAGACCATTCCAAGAATTTCTTGAGACGAATTCATTGAAATTACCATAGTCAGTTTTGAACTTAGACTTGGTAAGGTTTATTGGCACCCCTATTCTTTCATACCAAGAAGCGAATTTCGATTCTGGATCTTGAAGAACTAGGTCGTCCCCTACTTTCATAAAGTAAGGTTCGATGATGTTAGGATATTGTTTACTGTAAACAAATTCCACAAATATCAGATCAGTTAGTTGCGCGATTGCGAAACTTCCTTTTGTACCCATACCTTGTCCCTTCCCGTAATAAACGGGATGACGGGTATGCGGTACGTGCCAAGGACAACTCACAACAAGGTGCTTCCAAGCATCTGAAAGTGATTGTCCAAACAGAGCCTTTACCACTATTAGTTGTAAAGACGCTGGTAGATTGTCAGTCCATGAGCTAGCATCAAGTGATATTAACTCATCCTGAATCTCCTGAGGTTGGGCCAAAACATTGGTCCAACCCTCACTGTGTGACCAATAGCAGCAATTCTTTGAGAATAGCTTCCTAGTGATCGACACAACCTGTATTTCAATGGCTGCCATTATGGATTGAGTCCAGAAGTCGCATATTGCGACTACTCGACTCTTATTGGCGTTGTCAGGTATCGCCGTTAACTTCCGTAACTTTATATTGGAAGTTTGTGACGGCAAATTCTGATATTTCTTTGCGCATTGCTCAAAGAATGCTAGGAAATCTGTGTTACCAGTTATGGTACACATTTCCTTAAACGCTCCATATAGTGTATCGTCCTTCCTTAGAACGGTTGCTTCTTGCAAAGCTGAGTTCAGTTTTAGCACTCCATTAGGACCATTACTGGGCCCAAGGAACATATCAAAAGATAAGTTCGTGAGAGTAATACTCTCACGAATACTAGATAACCGAGCTCGAGCAAATTGTTCGAATTCACCAATCAGCACAGGATCAATTCGGTATTTACTTCGAATGGCCATTAGATGGCTTTCGATTTCCGAATTAGCTTTACAAACTCTATTGAGTTTGAAGAGTGTCAAAAGGAGTCGTCGCGCTTCCGCGATTTCACCTTTAAGGGTATCATCATGGATATTATCCTTGATGAAGATGAAGACAGGCAACAGATGGCTTAAAACTCTCGGCCATCTGTTTGTTTTCCCTGTAGCAACCCAACCTGGGTTCTCAGGGTTCCTACCTTCAAGAAGCCCGGTAGAGTAAAGCGTAATCGCTTTCCATTTACCAGTACCTTCTATGACACCATGATTAGATATTATCTTATCATGAGCCTTGATAGTTTTATCAAGTAACTCCTGGAAGATTACTCCCTGGCCTTTGAGGCTAGGGAGTGTTCTTTCGAAATATTTGGGCAACAGATCAAATCTTGTTGACCCAATGTATCCTGCGGTAGGCACTTTGGTGTCCTTATCTTTACTACCTTTGGTAGCAGAAGATTTAGTAATCTTCTTACTACTAACTTTTGGGTTCTTCTTCTTAGTAGGAGAAGTCCGAGAGGTCTTTCCTCTTATCTGCGAAAAGTTCGCAGACATTATGGAAGGACCTGTCCAGCAAGCTGGTCGAATACTATAAAAATAGTATGCGAAGGAGTTTACGAAATTACGTAATCCTCGACTAATACCTAAAACATCGCTGTATTCGCGTTTTGCGCGAGTTTTATTTGTTATATATTTCATGCAAAATATTGTATGTGATCCCTGTAACAGAAAACAGTGCTGGGTATGCACCGCAAAGCT